GGTCGAGGGTCACGACCCGGTTCGCCTCACCGATGTGGACGCCGCCCGCTGGGCGTGACGGACGGGAGATACCTGTGCTTTCCAACACCCTCGAGCTGCTCGGCTTCGCCACGCTGGCGGTCGCCACCTACATCGTCGCGGGGCTCGGCCCCGCGCTCTACGTCGCCGGGCTGTCGCTCCTCTTTCTGGGCTACTCGCTGCAGGGCGTGCAGCCGCTCGCGGGCGTGACCGCCAAGCTGCGGGCGCGGCTCAAGAAGGCCTAGCGGGTGTCGTTCATCCGTCGCGCAGTGGCGCTCGAGCGTCGCGGCGCCGACCCTCATGCCCCTTGGGGTGACTCGACTCCCCCTCCGCCCAGCTCGCTCGGCGGGAACGTCGCTGGCACGAACGTCACCGAGGCGACGGCGCTCCAGATCGCGGCTGTGTACGGCTCGGTCAGCGTCATCTCGGATGCCGTGTCGTCGCTGCCGATCGACCTGATGACCTCGCCGCACCGTCGCAGCGGCACTCTGCTCACTCCGAGCCCGCTGGTGACGCAGCCCTACGAGGAGATCTCGGTCGTCGACTGGTGGGTCCAGTTCGTGATGAGCCTTGCGCTGCGGGGCAACTTCTACGGCCAGATCATCTCCCGCGACGCGGATCTCTACCCGACGCAGATCAAGCCGATCCACCCGGACAACGCGAGGGTCAGGCGCTTGCCGGGCGGGACGATTGAGTACCGCTTCAACGGCGAGGCTGTGCCGTTGCGCAACGTCTTCCACGTGCGGCTGCTGTCCGTCGCCGAGTCGCTCGTCGGCCTGAACCCGATCGAGTACCTCCGCAACGTGCTGGGGGGAACCCGCGCCGCCGATCTATACGGCAACGCCTTTTTCCAGAACAGCGCGCGCGCCGACATCGCGATCGAGGTGGAGGACGACCTCGAGCCCGACGAGGTGCTCGCGCTCGCCAAGCAGTGGGCACAGGGCCACCAGGGCATCGGGCAGTCGCACCTGCCGGCCGTGCTCACCGGTGGAGCGAAGATCTCGCAGCCGATCACCATCAACCCGCAGGACGCGCAGTTCCTCGAGACCCGCCAGTTCAGCGCCTCGACGATCTCCGGCCAGATCTTCCGCGTCCCGCCGCACATGATCGGCATCGTCGATCGGACCACCTCGTGGGGCACGGGCATCGAGCAGCAGGAGCTCGGCTTCGTCCGCAACACCCTGATCGGCTACCTGACCCGCGGCGAGCAGGCGATGACCGCTCTGCACCCGCCCGGCCAGTTCGTCAAGTTCGACCTGACCGACCGGCTCCGCGGCGACCGGCTCTCGCGCTTCACCGGCCACAACCTCGCCCGCCTCGGCGGCTGGATGAACGCGGACGAGATCCGCGCGACCGAGGACATGCCGCCGCTGCCCGGCGGGCAGGGCCAGGAGTACCTCGTGCCGATCAACTCCGAGCTGCTCACGGCCGCGATCGAGGCCGCGAAGCAGCTCCAACAGCAACAGCAGCCTCCCGCGCAGGGCGGCACCGACCCCGGCGACCCGGGAGGCAACCAGTGAACCAGGACAAGCTCCGCAAGGAGATCGCCGCGATTGTGCGTGCGGATTCGACGCACGACGAGGCGCGCAAGGCGCTGATCGCCCGCGCCGCTGAGGCCGATGCGTCCGTGCTCGTGCCCGCCAACTGGGACGAGGACGGCTCGCTCAAGGAGACGAAGGGCGTCTGGTCCTCAGACGAGCAGCGCGAGACCTACAACGACACCTACACGGCGCTCTGCGGCGCGATCTCGGACGCCTACCAGGGCGACTACGAGTGGGACTACGTGTGGGTGCAGGACTTCACCGACGACCAGGTGATCTTCTACGCGCAGGGCGAGCTGTGGTCGGTCGGCTACACGCTCGAGCCCGGCGGGATGGTGGAGCTCCAGGGCGACCCGGCGCGGGTCCGTCCGGTCACCGAGTACGTGGAGCGCAGCGCCGAGGTCGAGCGGCGCAAGCGCAGGGCCGAGGAGGCGAAGGGGACGCTCGAGCGGCGCCACTTCGACGCATCGAGCCTCGAGATCCGCGAGGCCGACGAGGGCATCACCCTCACCGGCTACGCCTCCGTCACCGAGACCCCCTACGAGGTCGGTGGCTTCACCGAGACGATCAAGCGCGGCGCCTTCAAGCGCACCCTGCGCGACGACCCCGATGTGCAGCTGCTCGTCAACCACGAGGGCCTACCCCTCGCGAGGACGCGCTCCGGCACTCTGCGGCTCTCTGAGAACGACCGCGGCCTGTTCGTCGAGGCCGACCTCGACGCCGAAGACCCGGATGTGCAGTCCCTCGTTCGGAAGATGAAGCGCGGCGACATCGACCAGATGAGCTTCGCCTTCCAGGCAACCGCGCAGAGCTGGAATGAGGACTACTCGGAGCGCACGATCAAGGGCGTCTCGATCCATCGCGGCGACGTGAGCGTGGTCAACATGGCCGCAAATCCGGCTGCCACCGCCTCGCTGCGCGGAGTCGTCGAGTTCCTTGAGACGCGCGCCGGCAAGACACTCTCCACGGCCACGATGAGCACGCTCACCCAGGTGCTCCGCCTGGTCGCCGACGCAGACGACGCGGTGGACGAGGCGCAGCCGCTCTTGGCCGAGCTGATGGGCGTGCCGAACCCGGACGACGACGAGTCGGAGCCGGACGAGGACGACGCTGAGCGCGGCGCCGACGAGAACGAGCGCCGCCTGCGCACCCTGCGCTCGAAGCGCAGCCGGGAAGCGGACGAGCTCTATCTGCTCAAGACCAGGAAGGCGGCCTAGATGGCGCAGAGCGAGATGACGATCGCCATCAAGGGCGACAACTCGGGGCTGCTCAAGTCGATCGAGGAGGCGCGCTCGGCCATCCGCAGCCTGGAGGTCGTGCGCGAGCCGCACACCTACGAGCGCGGCGGGGAGCACTCCTACTTCCAAGACCTGATCGCGGGCTTCGACGGCGACAACGCGGCGAACAACCGCCTGGAGCGCCACGCGCGCGAGGTCAAGGACGAACTCGAGCGCCGCGACCGCGCCGCGTTCATGCGCGCGCCGGAGGACGTCGAATACCGCACGAATCCGAATCGCACCTCCGGTTTCGGCGGCTCGTTCGCCCCGCCCTTGTGGCTGATCGACGCCTTCGCCACCGCCCCGCGCGCGAAGCGCGTGCTCGGCGCGCTGATCCCGAACTTCGACCTGCCGCAGGGCGTCCAGTCGGTCAACCTGCCACGGCTCACGACCGGCAACGTCGAGCAGCCCGTCGCCGATCTCGGCGCCGATCCGTCCAAGGACGCGACAGACGCCAGCGTCAGCTGCACGGTCGTCACGGTCTCCGGCCACGGCGACGTGGCGATGCAGGCACTTGAGCAGTCGGGCGGCGCCGGTCTCGACTACGCCTTCCTCAAGGATCTCGGCGAGGCCTATGACGAGAAGCTCGAGCAGCAGCTGATCGCCGGCGCGGGCAACGCAAACGCCCAGCTCCCCGGTCTGCTCGGCCTCATCCCGTCCGCGCAGCAGATCAGCTACCAGGACGCATCGCCGACCGCGACCGAGATGTTCGGCTCGCTCGGCAAGACCGTCGCAACGGTCGGCAACACACGCAAGCTGCCGCCCGAGGCGTGGCTGATGACCACCTCGCGGCTCGCCTGGCTTGGCTCGAGCGAGGACCAGCAGCAGCGCCCGCTGATGCTGACCGACCGCGACGGCGCCGGCAACGTGGACCTGCTCGCCTACCCGGTCGAGCCGGACGACGCGGTGCCCACCAACCTCACCTACGACTCGACCAACCACGTCTTCAACACGGGCGGCACGCAGGACGTGATCATCGCCTGCCGCCCAACCGACTCGATGCTGTTCGAGTCGACCCCGCGGGCCGTCGTCAGGACCGAGGTGCTCTCCGGCACCCTGCAGGCCCGCATCCAGATGCACCGCTACGCCGCCGTGCTGCACCGCTACCCATCGGGGCTGGCCGTGCTGTGCGATACGGGCATGACTGTGCAGTCGGGCTTCTAGCTCTCAACGCCTGGAAGGGCAGCCACCGGCGAAGCAGCACGGTTGCTAACCGTTGTGCCGCTCCGGCGGCTGCGGGTTCGACTCCCGCCCCTTCCGTTGGGCGGCATCTCACAAGCGCCGTGCCGCACCCCGGATCAGGGAGCACGGCCAGCCGGGATTTCTAGACCCGGGTGATTTAGCCGCCCCGCCTCTTCGTAAATCGTCTCGCGCTGGATCTCGCCAGCGCCGCGCCGCGCGCCTATGACGCGTACGGCCCGGCAGCTCTGGTCGGACCACGCCCGGGAGGTCAGACCCAACGCCCCGCCAGGGCGCATCCCGCCCGCTGGGCGCACTCCCGAAAGGAAACACCATGCCGGACCCCACTCTGCTTGAGCAGCTCACCGAGCAGCGCAAGACCAAGCTCGACGAGCTCGGCGCGCTGATCGAAAACCGCAACACCGAGCGCGAGGCGTTCGAGGCCCGCGAGGCCTCCGACGAGAAGCCCTCCGACGAGGACCGCTCCGCGTTCGACACCGCTGAGGAGGGCTACGAGGCCGACAAGGCCGAGCGCAAGGCCGAGATCCAGAAGCTGGACCGTCGCATCGACGACGAGGAGCTTCAGGAGCGGCGCCGCGAGGAGGCCGCTCGGGCTTCCCGCCGCTCGGTGTCGGTCGGCTCGGAGCCGCTGACCTACCGCAAGGACAACGGCAAGGAGGTCAGCTACTACCTCGACCTCGCCGCCGTGATGGTCCCCGGCCTCGCCTCCCAGATGTCTGACCCGACGGGCGCGCAGGAGCGCCTTCAGCGTCACGCCAAGGAGATGGAGACCGAGCTGCCGAAGCGTGCCGAGGCGCGTGAGCGGCGCGCGCAGGCGCAGATCGATGACGCGGAGCAGGAGTTCCGCAGCTCGCTCGGCATCCGCCGGCGCGGGCTTGACGAGTCGCCGTTCGAGCGTCGCGTCAACCCGAACCGCACGGACGGGCAGGGCGGCTTCTTCGTCCCGCCGATCTGGCTGATCGACGACTACATCCCGGCGCTTCGTGCCGGCCGTGTCGCCGCCAGCCTCTGCCGCAACCTCGACCTGCCGCAGGGCACGGACTCGATCAACATCCCGAAGGTCTCGACGACGACCCTCACCGGGGTGCAGACCGCCGACAACCAGGCGGTCACTTCGCAGGACCTGACGGACACCTCGGTGTCGGCCGGCGTGAAGACGATCGCCGGTCAGGAGGACGTGGCGATCCAGCTCATCGAGCAGTCGCCCGGCCAGATCATCGACCAGGTGATCACCGAGGACCTGATGGCCGACTACAACCAGCGCGTGGACGTGCAGACGCTGCTCGGCACCGGCTCGTCCGGCCAGCTGACAGGTATCCTGCCCGTCGCCAACTGGTCCGCCAACACGGTGACGTGGACGACCTCCACTCCGCTCGGCATCCAGTACAACCGCGCGCTCGGCGCCGCGGCGTCGAAGACGTCGTACAACCGCTACAACCTCCAGAACCTGCACTTCCTGATGCACCCGCGCAGGTGGTTCTGGTTCGCCACCGAGGTTGACGGCGCGTCCGGCACGTCCGGCCGTCCGCTGGTGAACGGCGAGAACGTCGCGCTCAACACGTCCGCGCTCGAGGCCGACCCGGCCCCG